GCGGTTCCGCGTCGCGATCGCCGACATCATCGCCGGATACACGATCCTGGCCGCGCTCTCCGGGTTCAAGTACCGGATGATCGACTGTCTCGCGATCGCGATCGGCGCGTCTGCGGCAACCGTGACGACCGTCGACGTCCTCGGCACGCAGTCGTCCGGCGTGAAGCTCTTCGCGTTTGCGCAGGCGCAACTGACGCAGAGCACGGTGCTGCGACCCGGAGTGGCAGGATGCGCGGTGCTCGCAGACGGCGCCTCGTTCGTCGCCTGCGACGACAATACGGCGATCACGATCGGCCAGACCGGCAGCAACATCGCCACGGCGACGCACGTTGACTTCATCCTGCAATATGCCATCGACGAGTAGGTTCGGATGCATGACGGATCAATTAAACGTATGCGCTTGTGGATGCGGAAGCCTACTAGATTTTGGTAGCGGGCGCCGGACTAAGCGTTACCTTCCACATCACTACAATCGCGCCCTGAAGGGAACGAGACGTCTGCTCACACCAGAGCATTTGGCGAACATCCGGGCATTCAATGCCACGAAGCGGGGGGCAAAAGTCAGTGACGAAACGCGGCGCAAGATGTCGGAGAGTCATCTCGGCAAGCCTCGCGGTCCTTTCAATGATGCTCATCGCACCGCCATCAGTGAATCCAGGAAGGGTAAACCGAGTCCGCTGAGCGTAGACCAACGCGTGGTAATGGGTGAGCGTGTCAGCGATAGTCAACGTCGACGATGGAGCCTTATTTCGCCATTGGAACGATCGCGAATAACCGCTGGCATGACTAAGTGGTGGACGAGTCTCTCGCCACAGGAACGGGAGGCGCACGTCATCAAGCAACAAGAGACGCGATTGGCTACGCAGAAGTGGTCAGGGACGGACATCGAGCGGATGGTCGCAACCCTCCTCGATGCGCTCAGCGTCAAGTACATCGCCCAATTGCGCATCGGTAGGTATACGGTCGACTTCTGCGTTTCGAGTAAGTCGCTGATCGTCGAGGCGGACGGCTCATACTGGCACTCTAGCCCGGACGCCATCGCCAGATCTCAACGTCGAGACATGTATTTGATGTCTCGTGGCTATCGCGTGCTTCATTTGTCTGACCGTGAGATTTATGCTGGTCAATTTGAAGCGCTAACTCGCTCGTTAGCGTGAGGCAAACCGAGGAGTATGAATGGCCGGCGTAATTTCCCAAATTGTCTCTGGCGCAGGACGCATCAGGAAGGTTGTATTCACCTGCACGGCTGACGCCTCTGACGGCTCATTCCCAGCGACCACGCTGACGAAGAAATTCGAGGGACGGCTCCTGAAGCTGGTGACGGTGCCAGGTGGGACGACATCAGCGTCCGCATCAGCGTCGCCATCGATTTCCCCGTCGGTCTCCGCGTCGTCGTCGGCCAGCGCGTCTCGCTCGCCATCTGTCTCTGCCTCGGTTTCGGTAAGCCCGACGAGTTCTCTGTCCCCGTCTGTGTCCGCGTCGCTCTCGGAGAGTTCGAGTAACTCACCGAGCCAGTCAACGAGCGCCAGTGTCTCGCCGACTGCGTCTGTCTCGCCGAGTAGTTCCATCTCGCCGTCCGTCTCCGCATCGGTGAGCGGTTCAGCCTCGGTCAGCCCGAGCGCCTCGATTAGCCCGTCGGTATCTGCATCCGTCTCGGCTTCTGCGTCGGTGTCCCCGTCGGCCTCCGTCTCTCCGAGCGCCTCGATCTCGCCGTCGGTCTCGGCCAGCGCCTCGGTCAGCCCGACGGCGTCGGTATCCCCGTCTGCCTCGATCTCGCCGAGCACCAGTGTTTCGCCGTCAGAGAGTGCCTCAGCGTCAGTCTCGCCGTCCGCAAGTGTGAGCCCGAGCACGTCGCTCAGCCCGTCCGCGTCTCTGTCGCCGTCCGTCAGCGCCAGCGCCAGCGTGAGCCCGTCGGTCTCGGCCTCGGCCTCGGTGAGCCCGTCCAGCAGTGCGAGCCTGTCAGCGTCCGCTTCGATCAGTCCGTCCGTCAGCGCGAGCCTTTCGGTGAGCGCGTCCGTCTCGCCGTCGTCGTCCAAGTCGCCGTCCGCCTCGCCATCGCCGACAATGGCGCCGCCGACCGCCAACTATGATGTACGGCTGATTGACGGAACAGGGTACGACCTTTTGGAAGGACTCGGCGCAGACCGGAGCCGGACGGCCGTAGAGCAGGTGGCGATCCTCTACGCCAGTACGTCGGTGCATCCATCCGTCGCTGCGGCTGATGAGTTGCAATTGGTGATTGACAATCACTTCGCCGCGAGTGCGGAAATCGAGGTCCAACTCTACGTAGAACGCTGGGGTGATTGACGTATATGCCTTGGCCCAAAGGGAAGCAGTTCAGCGATGAACATAGAGCGAAATTATCTTCGGCTCGTAAGGGCATCCGTCGATCTGCTAGCACTCGTGCAAAACTTTCGGCATCGCTGAAAGCGAAGGGAGCCGAATGGCACGCCAAACGTACAGCAAAGGGTAATAAACACCGCGTTCTAACAGACGGTCAACGCCAGAAACTGTCGGAGCGCGCGAAGGCGCAATGGGCGGCAGATCGTGAAGGTCGTTCAGAGCAGTTAGCCCGAGCGCGTCAGAACAGTCCAGTTATCGGCGACGTATCTAGCTTGCACACGCCTACCTCGCGCGCTAAGGCTTCGGCAACCAAACGAGCCAAGTGGGAGAGCCTAACGGTTGGCGAACGAATACTGGCGATGCAACACTTACGTACCGCTGAAGTGCAGGCAAAAGCTGCGCTGTCTCGACGCGGTAGAACATTAAGTGTAGCCGCCCGTGCCAGGATATCGGACAAAAACAAAGGAAGGCGATTGCAGTTATCGGATGCACAACGCGCCAACAGAAGTTCGAAAGCTAAGGCGCATAGTGCCGCTGTATGGGCGAAACGCTCACAGCAAGATCGCGAACGAATTACGGCTCCGATGCAGCTAGTGACAAAGGATCGCTTGGCGCAGTTAACGCTAATAGAGCGGGACTCGTACTTCAGTGCGTTGGTACGGTCAGCAAGGGTGACAAGACCAACGAGTATCGAGCGTAGTGTCGCGGCTGTTCTTGGTGCCGTAGGCGTTGAGTACGTGCCACAGCACTCTATCGGCCGTTACGTCGTGGACTTTTTTGTTCCTAGTAAGGCGCTTGTCATCGAGGCGGACGGTGACTATTGGCATTCTAAGCCAAGTGTACGTGCTAGAGACGAAAAGAAGGACGCATACCTTCGACTGTCTGGCTGTACCGTTCTTCGTCTAAGCGAATCGGCGATCAAGAGGCAGCAGTTCGCCACGCTATTTGAATCTGTGTGTTGAATGGCGCTCCATCTCATCACTGGTCCGTCAGTAGAACCATTAACAGTTGCCGAGGCGCGCGCACATTTGCGGCTTGACGATTCCGCAGGTGAACCGTCACCGGTAGCGGTCACGGCAGCACTCGCAAGCCCTGCTGTCGCTGGTAATCTCAGCGCTGGAGCGTATCGGTACCTCGCGACTTTTGTCACAGCCGATGGTGAAACTGAGGCCGGTGCTATTTCGGGGATAGTAACGATTGCGAACCCAGCCGTCAATGGGAAAGTCGAGTTAACGGCGATCCCGACTGGCGGCGCCGCAGTCACGAGCCGCAAGGTCTACCGCACGGAGGCGGCCGGATCGACGTACCTGCTTCTCGCGACGATCGCGAACAACACCGCGAGCACGTACACCGACAATATTGCCGATGCGAGCTTGGGGGCACAGGCGCCGACGACGAATACGACGGTCGATCCGTACGTGACCAACTTGATTGTTGCCGCGCGCGAGCGAGCGGAAGTCGCCACGCGCCGCCAACTGCTCCGAGCGACCTGGGACTTGTATCTCGACGCCTGGCCTCGCGACGGCGTGATTGAGATCCCGAAGCCTCCGCTCGACAGTGTCACGTACGTGAAGTACACGGACACCGGCGGAACGCTAACGACGCTGGCGCTGACGACGGACTGGCTCGTCAGTGCACCGGCCGGGCCGCGGTGCCGTCGTGGGCGTGTCACGTTGGCCTACGGCCAGAGCTGGCCGTCGATCCGCGAGATCGCCGACGCGATCGTCGTCCGCTTCGTCGCTGGTTATGGGGCGACAGCCTCGACCGTGCCGAAGCTCCTGCGGCAGGCCATGCTCATTGACATGGGTACGTTGCATGAGCATCGCGAAGACGTGGTCGTCGGTACGATCACCGCTGAGCTTCCACGCCTCTCCGCATATATCTATCGCTCGTATCGGAGCCACGCGCGCCACGGCACGATACAGGAGGCGGCCTGATGGCCTCTGCTACATTGATCGGGCAGATGCGGGAGCGCGTAGCGATCCAGCAGAAGACGTCCTCCACGGACAGCCAGGGCGGGCGCTCTGTGACGTGGGGCATCCTGGAGACGGTGGCGGCGGCGATCGAGCCGGAGGGCGCGACAACTGAGCAGATTCAGGCCGGCGCTATCACGGCGACCGGACGCTACCGAGTCCGCCTGCGGCATCGGACCGACGTCACGGCCGCGATGCGCCTTCGATGGCGGACTCGGCTCCTGCAGATCCTCTCGGTCGTCTCAGACGAGCGGCGGCGCTGGCTGCTGCTCCAGTGCGCAGAGGTCCAAAATGTCTGACGGCCAAAATACATCGTCGACATTATGCGAATGCGGTTGCGGGCAAGTGGTAGGCATGCGGCGCGGTAAACCCAATCGCTTTATCAAGGGCCATCAGGCTCGGATGCCAGAGGCTCGCGCCAAAATGTCTGCGACACGTCGCGCCATTCCTATCACGCCTGAACACAGAGCCAGGATGGCAGCAGGACTACGCGGCATTCCGAAATCGCCTGACCATCGCGCGAACTTGAGAGGGCCGAGATCAGCCGAGGTCCGCGCAAAGTTCTCAGCCATGCGGAAGGGCATTCCGAAGTCTCCTGAGTTCGTCGCGAGAATAGCCGAACTCCAAAGAGGTAAGAAGCGTGGGCCGCATAAGCCGGAAACGAAAGCGAAAATCGCCGCTGCTAAACGTGGGAAGCCACACTACACATCGCCGGAGCATCTAGCGAAGTTAGCCGCTGGACATCGTCGTGCCCAGATCGAAGGGCGAATCCCATTACCGAAGGGGCGACGTTATACCACGCTGGCGCAAGCTCTTGATCTGTATCTCGCAAAGCGAGGTGTAAATGTTGAACCAGAGGTTCGTTTCGGTCCTTACACAGTCGATCTCTACGACCGAGTAGATCACGTCGCGTACGAAGCTGACGGATTGTATTGGCATAACCGCATGGAGACGAAGAATCCAGGCCATCGCGCTAGACGTGACACGTACCTTCGAGAACAGCACGGACTTGCAGTAATTCATTACTCGGACATCGATATCCGAACTTTGACTGGTTGGCCGCGCAAGCATGCGTGGCGTGTGCCTGAGGTAGCCGCCTAATGGCATCCCTTGCGCTGTCGCCGGTGTCGGTCGCTATCTTCGGCAAGCTCAACGTCGCGGCCGTGACTGACCTCGCGACCGGCGGGGTGCACGACGACGTACCGCAGGCGCCGACGTTTCCGTTCGTCTGGTATGAGGTCTCGGAGCGCGAAGGTCGCGGCTTCGGAACTGGCGGGTTCCCGGAGGTGGAGATTCGCGTCCACGTCTTCAGCCAGTACGAGGGCATGTCGGAGGCGCAGTCGATCCTGCTGCAGGCCATCGCCGCGTTGAAGGACGCGAGCCTGACTGTAACCGGCTATACGCAGGCCGGACTGGTGTTCTACGACGAGACGGTGCTATTGCCGGACGAGCAGCTGCATGGAATAAAAATACATGAAGCCGTGGCCATGTTTCGAGTTTATATCGAAGAGGCTTAACTCACTATGAGTAGAACCCTTTCAGAGACTCATCGCGCGAACATCTCGGCAGGAGGCATGGGGCGCATAATGACGGCAGAGACTCGCGCCAAAATCGGTGATGCCAATCGAGGAAGAGTTCGTAGCCTCGAAGTGCGTCAAGAAATGAGCAGGTCACGTAAGGGACGTCGCCGCCATACCGTCGAATCAAAAGCCAAGATAGCGGCAGTGAGCGTCGCTAACGCCGGGAGAAAATGTTCTTCGGAAACGCGCGCTAAGATGAGCGTTGCTCACAAGGGGCAGCAAGTATCGGCGCGAACCCGTTCTCTTCTAAGTGCTAAAGCGAAAGACCGCTTCGCGAATGGTCGCACGAATCTGCCTCCGAATCGGATGTACACCAAGTTGGCTCAGCGGCTTCATCGCTACTTGGAAGATGTGTGTGGCATTGTCGGGTTGCTGATCGAAGAGCGGTTCGGTTCATATCAGGTAGATCTATTCGACCCTGTAACGCGGACGGCCTTCGAAGCCGATGGTCACTATTGGCACGACTTGCGAGAAAAACGAAACCCTGGTTATCAGATGCGTCGTGATGCTTACTTAAAGGACGGATATGGCATCACGGTAGTTCATTTCACAGACGTTGAAATTAAGGCGCTGACGTCGAAGGTGGCCGCATGACTGACGAGAGACCAACTACGACAGATCCGACAGCAGTGCTGCTCGATTCGGCCGGCCGGCCGGCGCGATCGCCGCGGACGGCGCTGTGTCCGCGCTGTGGAGCCGGACCAGATCAGCGCGTGGCATCGTCAGGGTTTGGGGACCCTCACCCAGTATGTCGGAGGTGCGGGCACGAATGGACAGGGGAACGCTTCGATGGCTGATCTCGACGGCCGCCAGTATCGCGCCGTGCGTCGACTGAGCACGAAGGGTGACCTGACGTTGGCCGAGCCTGGCGAGACGTGCGAGCGCGTGCCGACGGAGAGCCTGACGTGGCTCCTCAGTGAAGGGAAGATCGTGCCGATCAACCGGATCAGTGAAGCGGAATGGGGCGACCTCGGGCGTCCGGAAGGTCAGGGATAGCGCGCCATGCCAGCACCAATATCGCCAGGGAAGTTCGGATCGGCGAGTATATTTTTCATCGTCGACGGCTACAACCTGATCGCCAACAAGTTGAAGGGCCTGCGGTACAAGCACGAGGCCCTGCAGGAGCGGTCGGACGGGCTCGGCGACACGTGGGAGGAGCATTCGCCGACCGGGATGTCACGCGTCGAGTTGGCGCAGGAGGGCGCGTTCTTCGACACGACCACGAATCGTATCCATGATGCGATGTCCGGGCAGGCGCCGCTCTCACCATCTGCGACGGCCCGCGTGATCTGTCTCGGGTTTGCCGGCCACATACACGGCCATCCGTTCGTCGGGTTCGAGGGGGCCTTCTCGACGACGTACGAGGTGCTGGCCCAGAACGCGCAACTGACGAAGGCCAACGCCGAGTACCGGATCAGTGGGCAGCTCGACAACGGCGCCATCCTGCAGCCGCTCGTCACGAAGGACAACGACTGGAACACGGCCACGGAGGGCAAGTCGGTCGACTACGCAGCGGACTCTACGCAGCGTGTCATTCCGATCACGTCGCACACGGCAGCCGGAGCCGCCGTCGTGACAACGCCGGTGCCGCACGGGCTCACGACCGGGGACATCGTCGTGATCTCCAGCGTGCATTCGGCCGGCGCGACGATCAACGGGCAGCGGACGGTCACGGTCGTCAGCACGACGACATTCTCCGTGCCGGTGGATACGACGGCCGGTGCCGGCACCGGCGGGTCGTTCGTGCGGGCGAATTCGTCAGGCGGCGGGGTCGGGTATCTCCAGGTGACGGCGATGACCGGGTTCGGCCAGTTCGTCGGCAAGATCCGCGACTCGGCCGACGACGTGACGTATGCCGACCTGATCACGTTCACGGCCGTCACGTCTGCGCCGGATGCCGAGCGGAAGACGGTCACAGGGACGGTCGATCGGTATCTGGCCTTCGACGGGGAGGTCTACGGAGACCTGTCGGCGTCCCTCTCGACGTCCGCCAGCGTGAGCCCCAGCGCATCCGTGTCGCCGTCGTCGTCTGTCAGCCCGAGCACAAGTGTGTCGCCGAGCGTGTCGGCCTCCGCCAGCGTCTCCCCGTCGGCCTCGGTGAGTCCGTCTGCGAGCGTGAGCCCGAGCGCCTCGACGTCGATGTCGCCGAGCACCTCGCTGTCGCCGTCGGTGAGTGCGAGCGGATCGGCGTCGGCCTCGGTCAGCCCGAGCGCGTCACTCAGCCCGAGCGCCTCGACTTCGTTGTCAGCCTCTGCGTCGGTGTCGCCGTCCGTCTCCGCCTCAGTGAGCGCATCGGCCTCTCGCAGCCCGTCAGTGTCCGCGTCGCTCTCCGCGTCGCTGAGCGCGTCAGCGTCAGCGTCACCGTCCACGGCCGGGGCCGGGTCGATCACGGTCTTCTGTGGGTTTGCGAGGAGCTGAGATGTGGAGTGACGCGCAGCTCGCGGAAGCACTAGAGACCGCGAAGGAATTGGAACAGGCGGCGCGGGCGGCCATAGCCACCGACGATCTCGCGGAACGGGATGCAGCACTGGCGGTGACGCGGCACGTGACGGCGTTTCGGAAGTCGCTGGAAAGCTGGATCGGGACGCGCGCGATCCGCGCGCACCTACTAGGTAAGGGCGCAGTACAATAAGGCAATGGACATCGCCATCGAACGCCGTCGTGCCCAGAGCCGAGAGCGCAATCGGCGCTGGCGTGAGAAGCACGCCGAACGGAAGCGCGAGCAAGGGCGACGATGGTACGAGACGAATAAGGCGCAGGCGAACCGCGAGAAGGTCAATACGTACGCGCGGAGATCACGAGCCAAGCGCAATCCAGACTATGGCAAGCAGTACTACGCGGCGAACCGTGAGCGCCTTACTGCGAAGGCTAAAGCGTGGCGTATAGCGAATCCGGAACGTCATGCGGCAAATGAGACTCGTTGGCGAAAGGCGAATCGCGAAAGGCTCCGTAACAAGGATCGAGATCGCAGGAGGGCCAACCTTGATCGATACAAGGCGTACTCGCGCGAGTCACAGCGACGCGCTCGGACAAAGAATCCTGAGAATGTTCGCGAGCGGAAACGCCTCTGGCGCAAGAAGAATCCTGAGAGAGTGAAACAAACAGATCGTGCAAGCCGGGTTCGGAACGCGGCCGGGCAGAAAGCGCTACAAAGGAAATGGCGTCAAAATAATCCTGAACGGCATAGAGAGTTGAATCGTCGCTGGTATGCCGCGAATCTGGAGACGGCTAGGCTCCAGAAGCGATCGAGGCAACAGGCACGACGCGCAAGACGCGCCACAGCCTTTGTAGAGATAGTGGATGCTGCCGTGGTGTTTAACCGCGATAGCGGAATCTGCGGGATCTGCAAAACGCTCGTCGATAGAAACGAGTCGTGGCATGTTGATCACGTCGTTCCATTATCAAAGGGTGGCGCGCACTCGTATGCGAACGTTCAGTTGACGCATGCGCGATGTAACTGTTCAAAGGGAAACAAGCTCATCGCAGCATAGGTAATAAGTTGTAATTGGTATAGGGCATCAGTCCACCAGCCCCGCATTCATCTTGCCGCGCTGGCCGCCTTGGTCGCCCCATTCGTTCCCGTCCCTAAAAGGACGGGTGAAGGGACGATGTTATGAGCGGCCGGTATGGGTCTCAAAGCGTTACGATCACGTTCGACGATGCACCTGGAGGTACGGGGCGTATCGTCACCGGCTACGTGCAGACGATGAGCGGCACGAAGATCGAATCCGTCCTGCAGGCGAGCCATGCCTTCGGAGACTCCTGGGAGGAGCATACGCCGACGGGTATGGCGCGAATGGCGCCGGTCACACTGTCCGGGCACTGGG